CGGGATGATTGATATTTCTGATATTTGGCAATTCGACCTGCGGCGGGGCAACAGCCCCGATCCCCGCGAGGGGGCTTGCCTGCTCGATGCCGTGAGCTGGTTCGAGTATGGCAGGATCGGCGATCACCCGCCATGCACCTGCCCGGTGCAAGCCGCCTTCGGGCGGCAGGCCGAGCCGATATCGCCGGAGCGCGTGGCCGAGGCCGTCCGCGCGTTCGCCCTCGCTCGCGGCGAGGCCGCGTGATGAGCGCCGCTGACCTTGATGCGCAGATCATGGCGGTGCGCGAGTGTATCGAGCGCCATGAGAACACGCTGCGCGCCTGCCCGCATGCCGAGCCATCCCGGCGGCGTCTAGAGGGGCTGCGGGCGGCGCTGGCGACACTAGAACGGGATCAGTGCCAGGCATCTTACAGGATCGCGGCGCCCGATGGCGGATGGCGCGCAGTCGGCAGTTTCAGCGGCCCTGAAAAGCGCCGACTACGGCCGATCGCCGAGACTCTCGCGATGCTCGACGGCAATGCGTTTTTGTCATTCCGCAACCCAGCCGGCGGCGAATGGTATGAGCAATATCTGCCAGAGGCGCATGCGCTGTTTGAGGCCAGCGGCGGGATAGGAGGATGGGCCGGCGAGGCGAGCTTTGTGCGGCTCGCCGCCGCGTTGCCGAATATCCTATCCGTCTCGCAGAAGCATATGCTCTCTATTCACGGGCATTATGTGGAAAGCGCCACCGCCGCGTCGCGTCCGGAGCATGAGGACGACGGCGCATGACGCGGCAGAGTCGCCGCTGGATCGCCGTCTGATGGCCTCTGCCGCGCGGCAGGTGTGTTTTGGGACAGAAATTTCCAGAGGCCTCTCAGCGGCCGCCGGAGCGGTTTTCCGGGGCGGCTACACCCGCCCCTCAACCCGCCGCAGTAACCGGGATTGCTGGCTGGCATCCGAGGCCCGTCCCCGCTGCGGCGCCGGGGCGGGAAACAGGGTCTATTGCGGGCTATGCGATAGCCCATTTCGGCAGCCGCACGCCAGTCGGCTCAATATGCGGTAGTGACTCAGTCTGAAATTTCCCGGCCCGGATCATACGGCAGCAGCTCTCCGCTCGGCCTTGCTCCTTGACGTCAAGCATATCACATTCGGCGGGACACCAAGGGAGCGGAGGGAGCATGCCCAAAGGACCGCAGGGCCAGAAGCGGCCCGCCGATACTGTCGCCAATGCGATTCGGGTCGCCAAGATTCTGACCGGCGAGATCGACGAGGACACCGAATCTGACGACGGCAAGGACCCGGCTGCTCGCGCGCTTGGGAAGAAGGGCGGCGCGGCACGACGGGACAAGCTGTCGCCGGAGCGGCGAGCCGAAATCGCAAGGGAAGCCGCCGCGAAACGCTGGCAACGTTCCTAACGGGGTTTTTGGAATGGTACGACCGATGATCCGCCGTCGGTTGTCGTGCCCGGTGCTTTGAATTTAGGTGCTAACGGTACAATCTCTGCCGTTTGGACAAAGTACCCAGGCTGAAGAACCGAAAGCATTTCTACGTCGGAGCCGCCTAATCCGATATCAATTCTAAGAAGGTCTTCTTTTGTGCGTGCCCCCGCATCAATAATCATTTCAATTGCTCTCCTCAAAAGGCGAGGCTCCTCGACAGGTGTTTCTGTCTGGCTATCAAAAGGCTCGCGTCTATGCCAGCCGCGCGCTGCTCGATACTTCCACAATTGCGGGGCATAAGAGTCGCTAACCAAGTGGAGCTGTTGCGCGCGCATAATCATCGCGCCAACAGAAACCTTCCATCTTTTTTTTAGCGCCAGAAATCCATCTAGTGAAATTGAATACAGCTCTGCCGAAAATGACTTATCTGGCAGCAAGAGAGCGCCGGCAAGATACTTTGCTTGATTTTCTATCAGATCAAAATCGCGATCCAGAGTAGCTTCATCGATCGCATAATGTAAGGCCAAATGTGATATTTCGTGGGCCATGTCAACTTGGCGGCGGAATGCGGTATATTTATCCTTAGCAAGAAGAATGTAGGGCCTGTCATCTGCGGCCGACCAATTGCCCTGCCCATCGATCCGGGTCGAGCCTACTTCATCGACGCCTACGATAGTCCCGGCATTTTCTGCAACCAATACCATACTAGGTATCGGACCATCGCCGAGCTTCCAGTGTTTGCGCATATTTGCGGCAATCTGCTCAAGCTCTGAATAATCTAGCCGCCTGTATTCTTCCGGACCAACAAACTCTGGAAAATCTACGGGTGGAAATTCAAGTATTTCTTGCAAAGACAACGAGATATGCTGGAGCCAACGAACCCGCGCCTTTTCCCGAACTCTCGCACGTTTTGTGGCGTTCGCCATAGAGCGGAAAAATATTGCTGATTTGCCGTGGTCTGGCATTTCTTTAGTGAAATATGACGGGAAAACCTCTAGTGCGGCCGCAAGTTGATCTAAAGTAGCTGGTTCTGGCGCCCATTCTCCACGCTCGCGCTCCCAATTGGAGATGGCCGAACCAGAACGGCCTATCAATTTACCCAACTCCTCTTGGGTTACGGTTCTAGCATCACGCGCCTCAATGAGACGCTCTCTTACGAATCTTCCCTTGGTGGTTGCCCGACCCATTTTCTACTACACTGACCTCTAGTTAAACACCCTTCCCGTCTTCGCTTTCATCGCGTTTTGGCAGACGGAACTTCGGAAACGCATTGTCTGGGATGTCTGGACGCTTTGGCTCTTGTGGCTTGCCCGCATCTACTCGTTGCTGAAACTCGGCAAACGCAAAGTGAAGCGGCATCCAAACGAGCCATTGTGAGAGCTTGGAGTCCGGTATCGCTATCGCAATGTCTGCGGGCACTGTCGGATCGCGACGCCACGGTATCGTCACCATGCACCCGAAATAAGCAAGCTCGGTAGCGCCTCGTGATCCGGTCTGTGGATCAAACATATCTGTTTGAGGCTCCAGATCGATATTGCGCTGAGCGAGTAACTTCCGAGTAACCGACCGCCTCGGTATTCGGTATTTGTCTCGAATGACCAGGCTGACCAGCCCAAACCGACCGACTCTCGCAACAGTGAAAACGCCGCCGGGGAAAGTAGTCGTCATCGGCAGGTGGCCCACAGACGCGGCGCCCGCCGCCTCTGCGAGCGCGATTTCCCCTAAATGATACCGGAGCTGCCCTCGCACTTGGGGCAAATGGATCGGCGATGCCGCACGCTCTGGCGCTTGACGCGCCGCTTCAGCCCAAGAAGCGTTGCGGCGCTCGCCATACGCTACAACGAAGTCCCGTGCCTGGGCGGGGTTACGGTCAGCGAGGAGATCAAGAACCGCGGCCTCCAAAATGGCCTCCGAAATTGGGCTTTTGGTAAAAGGAAAAATCGCGCAAAATCTTTTGGATTGCAATCTCTATTTTGGTGATGAACGAAAATGCTTGACGTGAAGCATAACCGTTCTCATAGTCGGGGCATGAAAAAGCTGCCCCTCGCCAAGCGCGTCCAAATCCTCTCGATGCTCTGCGAAGGCTCATCGATGCGGTCGATCAGCCGAGTCGCTGACGTGTCGATCAATACCGTCTTCAAGTTGCTCGCCGATGCCGGCGAGGCGTGCGATCGGTTCCATCATGAGATGGTGCGCAACGTCCGCAGCCAGCGCATCCAGTGCGATGAGGCATGGTCGTTCTGCTACGCGAAGGCCAAGAACGTTCCGACGGCCAAAGCGGCCCCGGCCGATGCCGGCGACGTTTGGACGTGGACCGCACTCGACAGCGATACCAAGCTGATCGTGTCTTGGCATGTCGGCGGGCGGGGTGCGGAAGACGCCAAGGAATTGATGGACGATCTCCACGGCCGGCTGGCGAATCGGGTTCAGCTAACGACCGATGGCCACAAGGCTTACCTGCAAGCCGTAGAAGACGCTTTCGGCGCGGATATTGATTATGGAATGCTGGTGAAGCTGTACGGGGAGGAAACCGGCGGGCAAGGCCATGAGCGGAAATACAGCCCGTCAGAGTGCGTCGGCGCTCGCAAGGCGAAGATCACCGGCAACCCGGACCAGAAGCATATCAGCACGTCGCATACAGAGCGCCACAATCTGACCATGCGCATGAGCATGCGGCGGTTCACTCGCCTAACCAATGCGTTCTCGAAAAAGATCGAGAACCATTGTCACGCACTGGCGCTCTACTTCGTGTTCTACAACTTCGTTCGCATTCACAAGACGCTGAGAGTGACGCCAGCGATGGCGGTCGGCGTCACGGATCGGCTTTGGTCGATGGAGGACATCGTGGCGCTGGTCGATGCGCGCGCGGAGCCGCCAAAGCGGCCCGCGACCTACCGGAAGCGCGGCGCGGCAGCTCCGGAAATTTCAGACTGAGTCACTACCCAATATGCGGCCGAAGGCGCTTACGCGCGGCCTCGTCGCCGTAGTCAGCTCGATATATCAGCCCCCTGAGGATGCATCCGGTAAGACCGGGTCCGCACCCGGTTTTTATTTTATATCCTATTCTTACTGCGTCAGGAAATTGCCAGCACTGACGTGACTGTCCGAGCTACCCTGAGAGAGCATTTTCTTGGGGAAACGGGGCATGAGCGAGGACCGGCAGGAACGGTTTGCGTCCTATGTCGAGGCGCTAGTTGAGGTAATCGGGCATGCGGATCGGGCGGCGCCGTTGCGTGATTATTGCCGGGGCTTGCTGCTGCCGGGCGATCGCAAGAGTGTCGAGCCGATCGCGGCGGTAACGGCACCGGCCCGGGTCTCGGCCAAGCACCAGTCGTTGCTGCATTTTGTCGCCAACGCGCCGTGGTCGAACGAGCGGGTTCTCGGCCGGATCCAGGAGCTGACCTTGCCGATCATCGAGGGCAGCGGCGCGATCGAGGCCTGGATCATCGACGACACCGGCTTTCCGAAGAAAGGCCATCACTCGGTCGGGGTGGCACGTCAGTATTGTGGCCAGCTCGGCAAACAGGACAACTGCCAAGTGGCGGTCAGTCTGTCGCTGGCCAACCATGCGGCCAGCCTGCCGATCGCCTGGCGCCTGTATCTGCCATTGGAGTGGACCGCCGATGCCGCGCGTCGTGCCGCGGCCGGCATCCCCGAGACGATCGGGTTTCTGAGCAAGCCGGAGATTGCGCTGGAGCAGATCCGGGCAGCTTACGCGGCCGGTCTGCCGCGCGGGGTTGTGCTGATGGATGCCGGGTACGGCACCAACACCCGGCTGCGCGAGGAGATCGGCGCTCTGGGACTGGCCTATGTCGCCGGCGTCCCCTCGCAGAGTTCGGTATGGCCGCCGGGGACGGCACCGCTGCCGCCACTGCCCTGGTCGGGTCGCGGTCGTCGCCCAAAGCTGATGCGCCGCGACAGTGAGCACCAGCCGATTAGCGTCAAGGCGCTCGCGCTCGGCTTGCCGCCGGCAAGCTGGCAGGCGATTTCCTGGCGCGAGGGAAGCGCGGGCGCACTGACCTCCCGCTTTGCCCGGGTTCGGGTGCGGGCCGCCCATCGTGACGCGTGGCGGGCCGAGCCGCGGGACGAGGAATGGCTGCTGATCGAATGGCCCGAGGGCGATGCCGAACCCGCCAAGTACTGGCTGGCCACCGTCCCGTCGGACATGCCCTTCGATCGACTGGTCGATCTGGCCAAATTGCGCTGGCGGATCGAGCGCGATTACCAGGAGCTGAAACAGGAACTGGGCCTGGGACACTACGAAGGACGCGGCTGGCGGGGTTTCCATCATCACGCCACGCTGTGCATCGCGGCTTATGCCTTCCTGATCGCCGAGCGGGCGAGGCTTCCCCCCTCAGTCACCGGCGGCGACGCCGAGCAATTCGCGACGCCTGAGATTTCCCAAAATCGTCCACGAGGCGCCGCCCGTCCGCCCCGAACGACATGTCGCCAATTCGATCGCAACGATCCGCCGACATCTGATCGTCGCCCTCGTCACCACCCTGGAGCGATGTCCATGCTGCAACGCGCCGCGCAAAACCACCGGCGCCACTCCAATTCTATGACGCAGTAAGACTATCCGCTTACTATAAGCGGATGATGTGTATGAGGTGAAATATATATATCCATTATATCTAGTTGTGGCGCTGTACATAGCGCCGTTTATCCAGCATGTTTCTGGGTTTAATAACGTTGTCTTTGGCGCTGGCGTGCCGGTCAAAAAGACCGGCTGCGGGCGGCGCCCGCTAAGATATTCAATTGTATCGTATTCCATTTTTTCCTCCTTGCGCTGGCCCGCCCTATTTCCGGGGCGGGAAACCGATCAACCGGGAGGATTATTCCTCCCTATCGAGGCGGAGCACCGCCTCGATCAGATCCCTGGTGCTGTCGTCCGCCGTGTTATGGAGTCGGCGCTCCAACGCGGTGCGGAATATCCCCTCGTAATCTGTGTCGTCCGCCTCGTAGGCGGCGTTGAGTAGCGCCTCTTCGATATCCTCGTCGGAGATATCGTTGTCCTCGGTAAGGCCGATGGCCTCCCCGATGCCGTCGATGATGTCTAGCCGGCGCTCGTCCGGTCCATAATAAACGGTGATGGCGAAACCGTCACGGCGCACCGTGTTGGCCGTGTCGGAGTCGTCATACTCCCCCCAAGGGTTCGTTACGACCCAGGCGCGAACTAGCGCCTGGCCGATCTTCCGCCCGTCGGCGGTACGGATCGGAATAGATACATTGACCCATCCGCCTAGGGCGGGACAGTTGTCGTTTTTCTGGAACGGCTCGGCCGTCGCCGGGCCAAATTCCAGATTGGCGATGATGGTATCGAGGCCGGCCGTCATCGTCTGTCTCCTCCCCATGTCAGGGCCAGGGAACGCTACTATTAGCGCGCCGCGCCGTCAAGAAAAAATTTGCGCGATAGCAAAAAATAATTTATGGTGCCGCCATGAGCCTGAGAGACAGAGCCGCCGCGGCCGGCCTCGATGCTGCGACGATCGCGCAAATCCTCGACCTGGCGCCGTCGAGCGTCTACCGCGCGCTGGATGGCGTGCTGCCGGGTCGGACAGTAACGGCCGCCATTGCCGCGTGGGAGATCATGACCCTCGCCCAGCGCCGGGCTTGGCTGGCCGCGCTCGGCGTACCGGCGGAAAGGCCGCCCCGCGGCCGACCGCGCCAGTGACCGCGCCGCAACCGTTGCGTGCGCTTTGCGTCGGTGGCATGTACGATGCATGACGGCGGGGGAGTTGCGGGCGTGGAAGGAGCGGCACGGCCTGACCGTGGCCGAGCTGGCATGGATCGCCGGCCGCAGCGTCCGCACCATCGAGCGAAAATTGTCGGGCGAGATCGCGATACGGCATCTCGCGGTGGTGACCGAGTGCTATGATCTGATGATCGCGCACGGCATCCGCCCGCCGCGCTGGCCGGCCGATCTGGGGCCGCACCCGACCGCGATCAGGCGCCGTCAGCGGCGCCGGCGCTTCCGACTGCCAGATTGTATCGGCCGGCTTATCGGATACCCGCCAAAACGTCAGGCTGAGAGCCGCATTTTCGCCGTGGCCGAGTAGATATCTGACTCCGTGCTCGCCTGCCGCGTGCATGGGCCGCGCCCCGATGCGCGACCGGTTGAGGTGTGTGATGAGGTTTGCCGCTCCCTTGACAATCCCGGCGGGATCGGATAGGGTCATACTATTGGATCGCGAATCACCCGCCCGGCCGTTAGCCGCGGCGGTTTTTTTGTGCCCGCCGGGCGGAGGCGCCGTGTCGAAACGACGACATGGCGGGCCGCCCCGCAAGGACGGGCCGCGCAAGGCGGACGGCCGGCTCAAATACGAGCCGGGCATCGACCAGGGCCACGACGCGACGCTGGAACGGCGCGCCTGTCTGGTCGGCTCGGCCGACGCCCGCGACCCTCGCGCCGGCTATCCGCTTGGGGTGCTGCTGCTGCGCGGATTGCTCGCCGACCCCGACATGGCCGGCGATGCCGCCAAGGACCAGGCCCGCGAGCGCCACGACGCCGGACTGCGCTACGCGGCCGATCACGCGATCGTGTTCGGCCCTCGCACGCCGAAATCCCACTTGGCCGCCATCATCGACGGCATTCGCCATCGCGCGGCGAGCGACGGCCGGCCGGAGAGCAAAATCGCCCTCGACGCCGGAGAGCGCTACGGGCGCAAGGTCGCCGCGGTGCGCCTCCTGCCGCCTCCGTCAAACCCGTTTCCGCATCACGTCCTCGACCGCATCGCGATCGAGGAAAAATTCTCGCTGACTCAGCCCGATCTTGAGGCGCTGCGTCGCGCGCTCGATGCGCTGATCGATATCCGGTAGGTTCCCATGACCCTCGGCGACCGCCTTATCGTGCCTATCGATCGCGAGGGGCGGGAGACCGGCGGCGTCGTGATCGACATCCAGCCCGGCCGCGTTGATATCCTGACTGACGATGGCGAGGTTTGGACGGTGCCGTATCGGCATGAGGATTTTACCCGGCTCCGGTATCCCTCGCGGGTGCTGCCGTGAGGACGATTTGTCCCGGCCCTGGCCGCGCGGATGAATGCGAGCATCGCGCCTGCCGCTATGGGGGATGTCAGGGCCGCCCGCCCGCGCCGCGCGAGCCGCGCGACATCCTGCCGGACATCGAGATTATTGCCGCGACCGTGCTCGCGATGGCTGAAGGGCGGGACTAAGACGGGGCAATCCCCGCGGGCGGGCCGCGCTATTTGCGGCGGCGGAAGCCGCGCATTCAACCGCCGAGCGGTGCCGATCTGCGCCGCGCCGCGTCTCCGACGCCCAGCCGAGCGGCGACCCGATAATCACGGCAGCCGATCCAGATCGTCCGCGACCGAGCCCAACTCGGCGCGGCGATCGGCGACCAGGCGACGCATACCCGCGATCACGCCGGGGCGCGGTTGGCCTTCGCTGGCGGCCCATTGGCGGACGCGGCGATCGGACACACCCAACGCATGAGCGAGCGCCGATTGCCAGCGCTCGCCGTAAAGAGCCTGCCCGACGCGACGCAGGAGTTCGGGAGTCACGGTTCCGGCCAATCCCAAGGGAGTTTCCGCTCGGTCGCGACCCGATCCATAAAGCGATTAGCGATGCGCGCCTGCAATTGTCGCAGCGCCTGGTAAGTGCCGTCAGAAACGTCGCCCTCAGAGCATTGATATAAAAGGCATGAAATAGCTCTGTAAGCGGTCACCTCGTCAACCTGAGCCATCGGCCGGTATGCGAACGGGATGCCTTCCTCGACGATTTCATCACCGTACCGCCGCGCGACCGCGCGCGCGTTCATGTTGAACAGCGTGGTTCCGAGCTTGTCGAGACAAGCGGAATTATAGGTTGGCATTCCGGCCCAACTCTGCGGGTATTCCCGCGCGATCGCGTTAACTATTCTTTGCATTGTCTCGCTGCTTACGATGAATGCGGACATTGTCAGCGGCCCTCCTTCGGCCTTCTGCGGCGGCCTCGTGGCCTGCCGTGCTTCCTAATATAAGGAAGTTTGGCGCGGCTGTCAACAGTCCTTTAGAAAAAATATTTTGGCGGGAATTACCCGTGACCTAACGCAAACAGGATGTGCCGGGGCCTCTCCTGGCGTCGGCAGCGCAAGCCCGATGCCGGTGCAAGCCTCGCCCTCTCCCTGCCACGGCCCGTTGCGCTTTGGGCCGCAGCCCTTCGGGGTGCTCGGCTGGTCCGCATGAGGGGCGCTGTTGCTCCGCAGCAGGCGACCGGTTGAGAGCCGGAGGAGCACCCATTCGGTCCGTCGCGGCGGGTATCGCATAACTGCTCAGCTAGCGCGGCAATAACAGCCTAGCTCCGTGTCGCAGAACAGGCATTAAACCACGCCCGCAGGAGGGTCGATTTGAGCGCGGAAATCCAAGTGATTTCGGCGGTTCCGGCGACCTCGCAAGCGAACACCGACGACCGGCTGATAGAGCTTTGGCTCCACGGTCGGAACGAGCTGACGCGGCGAGCCTACGCCGCAGACATCGAGGCCTTCCGCGCTCACGTCGCAATGCCTATGCGGGCGATCACGATTGGCGATTTGCAAGGCTGGCTCGATACGCTTCCGGGCGCACCGGCAAGCCGCGCCAGAAAACTCGCGGCAGTAAAATCGCTGCTCGCCTTCGCGACCCGGATCAATTACGTGCCATTCAACGTCGGCGCCGCGGTGCGAGCGCCGGCTGTAACCCGCGTCCTCGCCGAGCGCATCCTGAGCGAGGAAGAAGTTATTCGGCTCCTGGCGCTGGAACGTGACCCGCGAAACCATGCGCTGATCCGGCTGCTGTACCTCGCTGCGCTCCGGGTTTCAGAAATCTGCGCCATGCGTTGGAAGGATTGCAAGGCGCGTAAGCCGGCCGGGCAGATTACCATAATCGGCAAGCGCAACAAGGTCCGAGCGATCCTACTGCCCGAGTCCATGTGGCGCGAGTTGGTAGCCCTCAAGGGCACGGCTGGGGCCGATGATCCGGTGTTCCGGTCTCGGCAAGGTGGAACCCTCGACCCGATGTCCGTGCAGCGGATCGTGAAGGCTGCGGCGGTGCGGGCCGGGTTGCCGAAAGATGTTTCGCCGCACTGGCTTCGTCACGCCCATTGCTCACACGCGCTTGATCGCGGAGCAAACCCGGCACTTGTGCGCGATACCGCCGGCCACGCTGATTTGAAGGTTACGAGCGTCTATTCGCACGCCAGGCCGAACGAGAGTTCATCCCTGTTTCTCATTGGTTGATGTATAATCAACCGCATGGGTAAGCCTAGACAAGCTTGGGTCTAAACCGCAACGATTAAGCGGGATCGAATGTGTATGAGATGCGCTGATCTGAAAGGATTGGTTGCGCATCATATCGCCTCTTCGGCAGGATTTGCGCGCCGTCGCGCGGCAGCTCGATATGCTCGTCGGCGAGGTCCGCCGGCTGCAAGCCAAGGCCGAGGGGCGGGGCTGATCTCAGCCGACGGTAAGCTCGCGATGCAGCGCGGCGAGATCGCCGCGCCGCTCGACAAGCAATCGCGCAAGCTCACCGCGTACGCCTGGCGGGATCGGGCTATCGCCCGCCGCCCAACGCTGCATTGTGCGCACCGTCACGCCGACATCGCGCGCCAGGGCGGATTGCCATTGCGGCCCATAAAGGGCCGCGCCGACACGGTGGAGTAGTTCGGATGTCAAGTTGTTTTTCTGTTAGTTTGACGTGCGTTCAAAAGTAATATGGCACATATCGGTTTTGTGCATTCCCGTATCGTCGTAGGTATCTATCCCGGCAGCCTTCAGTAGGCTTCCGCATAATTTAATTAGTTCCGCGCGCTGCTGCCAATCTCTAGGCGTGTATCTAATTATTACGTTAACATATCCGTAACCAGTTCCGCGCAAGCCGCTAACGCGAACTTTGCCGCGCCCGAATGCTTGTTCCAGCGTCTTCTTGATTTTGCTGTTACGTTCTGCGATCCGGCTGGTCTGCATCTTCTCGGCCTCCTTGCCGATTTTGCCCGGCCCGATGCCGCGGCTGATGTCGTAAATATATGACATGTCGGGCGGGATCGCAAGAGCCTTTTTGCCCGCTTGCCGTTTTTTTTGAGTCCGCGTAATGCCCGCTCGCCCTGCGCCCGAGCCGGTCCCGTTGGCGCCGACGCGCGGCTGCAAACTGTCGTTAAGGGACGGGGCTGATCTCACTCGGCGGACTGGTCGGTGCGCCGGTGCAGATCGCGAGTCTCGCGCATCAGGCCGATGATGATCTCGACCTCGCGCGGGATATCATACACGTCCCGACACCAATTGCTGACCGTCTGGATATGGCGGCCGAGGCGACGCGCAAACTCGGCCTGGGTAAGGCCGAGTTCGTCGAGCGCGGATTTGAGTTCGAGGCCGGTCATGCGGCTTTCGCGCGCCGCCGGCGTGCGGCTTTCAAGGACCATGAGATTTCACGCCGCACCTCGCAGTGCTGGTCAACCAAGGCACCTAGCAATATGCGCTCGATGTCGCGCGAGTAGACCGACGCCACATTTCGCCCGTCGATCTTAATCTCGGCGCAATATTCACCTGTGGGATCGTCCCACAGTTCTTTTACCGTGATTATATTGGTTGCCATTTCCGTTCCTCCTTTGGGTGCGCGGCCTAGGCCGCCTCAAATGATACAAAGTATCCGCCGTGATACTCCCAAACTTCTTTGGCATTATTTTTTGTTTCACTTACACACGGGGCGCCGATGCGCCGCAATGCTGCTCGCATGCGAGCGGGCGGAACCGTCCCGGCCATCGGATGGCTTGACCATCGATCTTTGTCGATGCGCACTTCCGCTTTTTTTCCCTCAAATTCCATGGTCAGTTTTAGCTGCGTCATCTCTTCCTCCGTCCTGACACGTCTAATATAGGTGACCCGCCTATAGGCGTCAAGCCTATTTTTGCCCGATCGCAGATTTTTTTTCGGAGCCGCCGATGGCCGGTCTGTCGCTGGCGCACTGGCTGATCGTCCTGGCCGTCGTGATGGTCCTGTTCGGCGCCGGTCATGCTGGGCCGGTAAACTCGACGATACTGGTCATGCAACCGCCTCTCCCCGGATGATCGCGCCGGGGCGCAGTTGCTCAAAGCGCGCGGTATGGGTTTTCCACAGTACAACGTTACGGAGCCGACGCAGGACCTCACGGTCAGGAACATCGTGAGGTACGTCGGTAATTACTTCGTGCCAACAGGCGTCGTTCCCATTATACGGTCCTGGATTTTCCTTTCCGGGTAGCGCCGACACACACATCATTACGTTTGTGTCGGAGACTTTTACAAAAATCGAGACGTTACGCATTGTTCTGTCCTCCACCTCAATTCCACATATTCCGCTCGACCGACTCACGCCGATCCTTTTCGACCGCCGCTACAACCTTGGGATACTTGGTGTCGAAATCGGCGAGAGCGGCGCGGGCTTTCTCAATTTCTTCGGTGCGATCTGTTGGTTTGGTATATTTGCCGGCAGACGCCTTTTCAATCGACGAAACATGATCGTCGTGCGCCATATCGAGGAGGAATGAGATTTTCCGAACCAAACTCTCGCGGCGGAGGCAAAGCGTTACCGGATCGGTGTCGGCCGCGGCGCGGTATGCAGTCACGAGCTGCTCGGCTTCCGCTTCATACAAGCCTATCCGCCGGCCTAGACAATGCGTGTAGCCAATTTTCTTGAGCGCCGTACCAACCGCCTCAGAATGTGGCTTGCTCAGCAGTTCCGGCACGCTCTCGATGCCGGTTGCCGCCAAGCTGACCGGCTTGCCATCGGACGTTGCAACATATCCGCCGCAAGCCAAGTCAATCCCTACCTCGACAAAACCCTTGGCTGTCTGCCGGCTTACGATTGGGGTCATCTCTCCGCTCCTCCCTCGGCGGCGCCAATCGCCGCGTCCTCCGTCGTAACACGTCTAATATAGGTGACCCGCCTATAGGCGTCAAGCCTATTTTTGCCCGATCGCAGATTTTTTTTTGGAGCCGTCGATGCCGCCCTGCGAACGCTGCGCCCAGCAGCCCGGCCGCTATTGCCGCGCCTGCGAGCGCTGGCAGCACGCCACGATGCTCTACGCCATCATGCAGGAGGCCGTCATAGGCCAGCGTCCCGGCGCCGACGCGCCGCACCTGTCGTTTGCGCTGCTGCCCGAGGATACCAAGCACGGCTGGCTCTTGGTCGCCGACGCCGCGGCGGAGATGAGGCGATGACCCGGCGCAACGGGCCGTACTGGCTCGACCGGGCGCGCCGCGAGTGCGCCGCCGGCGATCGGCTGCGCATGCGCGTCGCCGTGCTGGCGCATCTCGCCTGCATCGCGGCCCAGATCGGCACCGAGCTGGAGCCGATAGATTTCGGCCGATGGCCGCCACTCACACAGGACCATGACCATGCCCCTGGCACGTATCGAGATTGAGCAGGTAGAGGCAGACCGCTGGGTCGCGGAGGTTGAGGCGGGCGGGCAGCCCGGCGCTCCGCCGTTCCGCCGTCGCACCGTGTCGGCGCAGACCCCCGCGGCAATCCTCGCCGCCGTTGCGGCTGTCTACTATGAGCAGGCGCCCGCCGCTGCGCCCGCCGCCGCGCCCGCCGTGGAACAGCCGCGGAAGGGGAAATAATGCCTGACGGATGGCGGCGGATGCCAGAGCCGGCATGGGTCCGGCTGGCGTCTCCCGAGCGGCGGGCGCGCGACAGTGCGCGCGTCAGGCGATTGTTTGCTGGTTCCGCAACCCCGTCGCGGGATGTCGCCGCGATCTGCGTGCGCGGATGGGTGCATGCGGGACGATGAAAAAATATCAATCTCACGTGAGTCCTGATGGCTGAGCGCGGCGGTGCGCGCCCCGGCGCCGGTCGTCCGGCCGGGGCGCCAAACAAAGCGACTCGCGAGCTGAGATCTCTAGCGCGGCAGTACACGGACGAGGCGATCCTCGCGCTGGCCGATGTCGTGCGCGACGCCGATGCGCCGCCGATCGCGCGCGTCAAGGCGGCGGAGGCGCTGCTGGATCGCGGCCACGGGCGTCCGACGCAGCACATAGAAGCTAAAATAAGCCCGCTGGAAGAGCTATCGGATGACGAGCTTACAGCCGGCATTGCTGCCCTCCGGGCGGCGGGCGACCCTGTTGTTGGCCGCGCTTGAACTTGAGCAAGAAAAGCGCCGCCGCGAAAACGCTCTGAAGCATTATTCGCCTTATACGCGGCAAGCTGAGTTTCACGAGGCTGGATCGCGATATCGCGAACGGTTATTCATGGCGGGCAATCAGCTCGGAAAAACTTTAGCTGGATCGTTTGAAGTTGCTATCCATTTAACAGGTCTTTATCCCGATTGGTGGAAGGGCCGGCGCTGGAATCGTCCGACAAAATGGTGGGCTGCCGGAGTCACCGGCGAGAGCACACGCGATAATCCGCAGCGGTTATTGGTCGGACCACCGCAGGACGCGGGGCTGCGGGGCACGGGGGCGATCCCCAAAAATACATTAATTGATTGCACCGCGGCGCGTGGCGTCCCGGATGCACTGGACAGCATTCTTGTCAGGCACACATCGGGCGGAACGTCAACATTGCTGTTCAAAGCCTATGAAAAGGGCCGTGAGAAATGGCAGGGAGACACGCTTGATGGTGTTTGGTTTGACGAGGAGCCACCGATAGACATCTATTCAGAGGGCTTGACGAGAACCAACGCAACGGACGGCATTGTATTCATGACCTTCACGCCGCTGCTTGGCGTGAGTGAGGTTGTGAAGCGGTTTCTGTTGGATGATAGCCCGGATAGAAACGTCATTCGGATGACGATAGAGGACGCCGATCACTATTCTCCCGAGAAACGGGCGCAGATCATCGCCAGCTACCCGGAGCACGAACGCGAAGCGCGTGCAATGGGTGTCCCAATCCTCGGATCGGGCCGCATATTTCCGGTTACTGAAGATCATATCAAGGTAGAACCGTTCGACATACCGGCGCATTGGGCACAAATCGGCGGGTTGGACTTTGGATATGACCATCCGTTTGGCGCGATCAAGCTCGCTTGGGATCGAGACGCCGACTGTATCTACGTGACGGCGGAATACCGCGAGCGGCAGGCAACGCCGGTTATTCACGCTGCTGCGTTGCGGCCGTGGGGCGCATGGTTGCCGTGGTCATGGCCGCACGACGGTTTGCAACACGACAAGGGTTCGGGCGAACAACTTGCTGAGCAATACAGGGCGCAGAACCTCAACATGCTTTCCGAGCGCGCGACATTCCTGGACGGCACCAACGGCGTTGAAGCCGGCGTTATCGAGATGCTTGACCGGATGAAAACAGGGCGGTGGAAGGTATTTTCCACATGCACCGGCTGGTTGGAGGAATTTCGTCTCTATCATCGCAAGGATGGAAAAATCGTTAAGCTCGACGACGATCTTATTTCCGCCTCGCGCTACGGAATGATGATGATGCGGCATGCAATCACGAAGCCGCGCCCCGGCCAGCCGAGACAACGCCGCAATATCTCATTCATGGGTGCCTGACCGATGCTCAACGCCGACGACACCCCGACGATCAGAAACGCGATCATCAAAAGGATCGATCGCGAGCCGGGCGTGGTGATCTGCGACCTGAAATTCGAGAAGGCGAAGTTCGGCGACTGGTACGCGGTAAACCCGCACAAGGATAATTCATTCCTTCTGATGTGCGATGCGCCGTTTGTGCGCGTCCGGCTGGAGTCGGATATTGGAATGCCGCGCACGCTGGTCAGCTATTTCGACCTGCCGGTTCCTTTTGAGCACAGCGATCTGCTCAACCATATCGATGAGATAGCGGAGCAGTACAAAGCGGCGCGGCTTTCTATTGCCGGGCGCGGCGGATTATTGACGCACCCGGAGCGCCAGCTCGACGGCTCCGGACTGCGCGGACGGTGGGCGTCGTATGGCTGACGACGCCGATACGCCATCGACGCAGGACCTCACGGACGAGGAGGACCTGCTCCTCAAATTACAGGGCTGGTTCCGCTCGGCGCGTGATCACTCGCACGAGTGGCGAGAGGAATCACGCGAGTGCTACGATTTCGTCGCCGGCCATCAATGGTCGGACGACGATATCGCGTTTCTACAAGAAAACCTGCGGCCGGTTATCACATTTAATCGAATCGGCCCGATGATGAATATCGTCTCGGGCCTCGAAGTCGGTAACAGGCAGGAAATCCGTTACATCCCGCGAGAGATCGGCGATGTCGCGGTCAATGAATTGCTGACCGAGGCGGCGAAATGGTTCCGTGACGAATGCGACGCGGAAGACGAGGAAAGCGACGCATTCCGAGATTTGCTGACCTGCGGCATGGGTCATTGCGACACGCTGCTGCGCTATGACGAGGACCCGAACGGGAAGCCCGAGATCGTCCGCATCGACCCGCTGGAAATGTATTGGGACCCCAGCGCTAAGCGGAAAAACCTGTCCGATGCCCGTTACTTGGCGCGCGCCAAGGATATCAGCATCGACGAAGCAAAGGAGATGTTCCCGGACGCCGAGCTTGATGATCTGAATGCCACGTGGGCCGGAGACCTCGCCGCTCAAGGCAACCGAGTGCAAACGCTGCAAGATTCGCAGAACTACAATATAAGCGATACCGTCCGCGTCGATCGGATGCGCAAAATGGTGCGGCTCGTCGAGTTCCAATGGTGGGAACTCGAAACCGGGTGGAGCGCGATCGACCCGTTCAGCGGCGAAATGGTGCAAATGGACGATGGCACCATGAGCATGATGCGCGAACGCATTGACCAGATGCGCGCGCGCGGCATGCAGGTACCGGAAATTCAAGCCGTTCGGCAACGATCGCGTCGGTACAAACGCGCGATCGTCGGCTCCAAGGTGCTCGCCGTCTGGGATGGTCCGGCGAAGGGCGGGTTCACCTGGAAATCAATGACCGGAGAGCGCGACCGGAACAGAGGGACGTGGTACGGAATCGTGCGGGCAATGCGCGATCCGCAGCTCTGGGCAAACAAATGGATGTCGCAAACTCTCCATATCCTCAACAGTGGGGCGAAAGGCGGTATCATCGCCGAGGCCGATGCGTTCGACGATATCCGAGACGCGGAAAGCAATTGGAGTGATCCGTCCTCTATTGTTACCGCCGCCAAGGGCGCTGTTCAGCAAGGCAAGATTATCCCGCGCCCGCAATCGCCGATGCCGGCGGGTCTCGCCGATCTTCTGCAATTGGCGATATCGTCGATCCGCGATTGCACCGGGATCAATCTTGAACTTCTTGGGATGGTCGAACAGGACCAGCCCGGCATATTGGAGCACATGCGAAAACAGGCCGGCATGACCGTGCTTGCCTCGCTGTTCGATGCGCTCCGGCGCTACCGCAAGGACCAGGGCCGGTTGATGCTCTGGTACATCACCAATTTTCTTTCCGACGGCCGCCTGATCCGCATCGGCGGGCCATCGCAGGCTCGTTACGTGCCGCTTGTGAAGCAGGATGGTGTCGCTGAATACGATGTCATCGTCGATGACACCCCGACCTCGCCGAACATGAAGGAGCGTGCGTGGGGTACGCTGATGCAAATGATGCCGTTCCTGTCGGGAATGGAAATTCCGCCTCAGATATACCTCGAATTGCTCAAATACTCGCCGCTGCCGGAGACGATCATCTCGAAAATCAGAGAAATCGCGGATCAGAACCAGGGGCAGCAGAAAGAAAATCCGATCGAAACAATGGCGAAAGCCAAGGCGCAAGAGTCGCAAGCGCGGGTCCAATTGATAGGAGCGCAAGCCCAGAAGGCACAGGCCGACGCGGCGATTGCCGGCCAGAAAATGCAGATGGAAGCCGGTAAGCTACAAACCGCGATGCAAAAAGGTGGCCTTGAGGCGCAGGAGATCAGCGCCCGGATCGAGAATTTGCGTGCCGCCGCATTGGCAAACATGGCGAAGGCCGGAGCGGTGCAGCAGGACGCGCAAACGAACCGCATGCTTGCGGTGCTCGACATGCTCGACGGTGTTGTGAACTGGAACCAGAACGACGCGCGAATGCGCAACGATGTTAAATCGCCGGGGGTGATGGCGTAACGCGCGTTAACACGAACACTGAACGACCAGACAGTCCCGCCTTCGTGCGGGGGTTTTTCTTTCCCGGCGGCATTCGCCGCCCTCGGTGCCGGCCCCGAACGACCGGCCTTCGCACGGGACCATGCGTTAAATGGACATCGAGAACGGTTTGACGAACGACGATCTGGCCGCATTCGAGGAGATGCGCGCCGCCGACAATGCTCCGGAACCGGAGGCTACCCCGGCGCCGGAAGCGCCGGCCCCGGAGCCGGGAGAACCGGCCGCCGACGCCGACGCCGAGCCGGCCGAACCGCAAGGCGAGGCCAGGCAAAAGCTTGTGCCGCTCAATGCGCTGCGCGAGGAGCGCGAGCGGCGCAAGGCGCTCGAAAAGCAGGCCGCCGAGCGCGAGCGTCTCTATGAGGAGCGCTTCAACGCACTTTTGCAGCGCTTCACGGCTCCGCCTGCGGCGCCGGCGGAGCCACAGAATACCGCCCCGCCGCTGCCGGACCCGGAAAAGGACCCTGTCGGGTATCTGATCGCGCGGCAGGAGCGCATCGAGCATGCGCAACGTGAAATCGTTCAGGCCATCGTCGAGCGCGATCAGCAGGGCGCGCAGGTGCAGCAGCAGCAGCTGTTCGTCTCGGCGCTACAGGGGCGCACCCAGGCTCTGGTGGCCGATTTTGCCAGGGAGACGCCCGACTACGGGCAGGCCGCCAATTTCCTGGCCGAGGCCCGCGACAGGGAATTACGGGCGGCTGGTTGGGAGGATCCCGCCGAGCGCCGCGAGGCGATCAACAACGAGGCGATCGGGTTGGCGCACCGTGCGATCCAGATGGGCCGCAACCCGGCGAGCATTGTCTATGAGTTGGCAAAGCAGCGCGGCTACGCGCGTCCGGCCCCGGCCGCGGCGACGGCAGCGACATCGCCCGCCGCCGAAAAGATCAGCCAGATTGCGGCGGGACAGCAACAGGCCCGCACGCTGGGCAATGTCCAGGGTTCCGCCCCGCCGGCGCTCAATTTCAATACAGTGGCCAATATGTCGCAAAAGGAATTTGCGGCGTTTCTCGACACGGCGACACCTGAACAGATGGCCGCCGCGTTCGGCGCATAACCAAAGCACATCACATGCACATTGCGGCGCCGATGGCGGGCCGCGTCAACAATCCGCCATCTTCGGTCCCCGACCGTCATTCGGGTTCGCTTTATCCGCCCTGCGTCATCGGGCGGTTTCGCATGCATCGGCGCGTCAGCCGAGGCAACCGAAACCACAACCCAACCAAGGCTCGCCTTGCGCATTGCACGCTCGCGGGCCGATGCAGGAGTTATTCTTTTGGCTCTCACGGTATACGGCACCAACGACCCCAAAGCGGTGAAGCTCTGGTCGAAGCGCCTCAATGTCGAGGTTCTGAAGACCACATGGCTGACCAAGTTCATGGGTTCTGATCCATCCTCGATCATCGAGATAAAGGATGAACTCAGCAAGTCCGCCGGCGATAAGGTCACGTTCAGCCTGCGCATGCAGATGGATGGCGACGGCATCCTCGGCGATAACACGCTCGAAGGCAGCGAAGAGGCGCTTGTCACATATTCTGACGCCCTTTTCATCGACCAGCTGCGCCACGCAACAGGGTCACAAGGAAAAATGTCCGAGCAGCGCGTTCCGTTTTCGGTGCGCGAGCACGGCATGGGCGGTCTGCGAGATTGGTGGGCCGGGCGCATCGATGAAAGCGGCTTCAACCAGCTTTGCGGATACACCCCGCAGACCGATGTTCGCCGTACCGGATTGCAGGCCGTAATCGCGCCGGACGCCAACCATATCGTGCGCCCGCTGGCTGGAGAAACAACCGACCAGGACATCGCGAGCACGTCCGTGTTCACGCTCTCGCTAATCGACAAGGCGGTCGAACGCTCTCGCACGCTGACGCCGGCGATCCGCGGAACAAAGATCGGCGGGAAAGAAACCAATGTCGTGTTCCTGCATCCATACCATGTGACGGACCTCCGCACGAACACCTCAACCGGCCAGTGGCTCGATATCACAAAGGCCGCGATGCAGGGCGGCGAGATCGGCGACAACCCGATCTATGACGGCAGTCTCGGCATGTATAACGGCTGTGTCATGCACATGGACAGCCGCGTGACGAATGGCGTCAACAGCGCGACCGGGGCGGATGTCCCCACAGTCAAGCGCGCGGTGTTCCTTGGCGCCCAGGCGGCCGCGATGGCCTATGGCCGGGATAATGGACCGGAGCGGTTCACGTGGGTCGAAAAATTATTCGATTTCGATCATCAGCTCCGCATTGCCGCAGGCCTGATCTTCGGTATGAAGAAGACGGTCTACAACGGAGCCGATTACGGCACGATCGTTCTGTCATCCTACGGCGTCGCGCACTAACCCGCGCATCCTGAATAGGCGGGGCATATCAGCCCCGCCATCTTTTCTGGGGAAATCTCAATGGCAACTTATACCGCCGACCGCAAGGGCAGCGGCGTGCAGGCGATTCAGAACGTCACCGGCGACACGACTGTTGTCGCTGTTTACAACCTGGCCGGCGCGCTGGCGCTCAATGATCTCATTCAGATGGCCGACCTGCCGACCGGCGCTTACATCGTCGATGTCGTGCTGGCGGCCGATGCTCTCGACACGAATGCGACATCCACCCTCGCCTACGATGTCGGCGACAGCAATTCGGCGACCCGCTACATCAATAACAAGACGCAGGGCAACAACACCGCGCTGGGTCCGTATCACATGGATCAAAAAGGCGGGCTTGGCTACAAGATCGGCACCAACGCGGGCGACAATACGATTGTCGTTAAGATTCGCGTCGGCCCGGCGACGGCCGCGACTGCCGGCCAGGTCGTGCTTGCCGCGACCTACTCGATGCAGGCCAAGACGGCCAGCGCGTAAGCAAGCAAAAGAGCGGGCGCCGCGAAAGCGCCCGCTCGCTTTTTTGAGGGCTTTTCATGTCGCTGTTCGTCTCTTACCGCGTAATGCATCCCGCTCTTTCCATCGATGGCGGGTTCAACGATATCGTGTTGGACATGGGGCCGCCGCAATCGACCGCCGATATCAAAAGCATGAAGTCGGAAATCGGCAGGCGGTTCGTCGCTGACAACATGCTCGACAATGCCGTTACCCGCAATTATCCGGTGTGGGTGACTATTCTCTTTTGGCAGCAGATTTAACTATCCCGGACATCTTTCAGGAGAAAGAAAATGGCACAAGGGTTCAACAAATCATCGCGTTCGCGGAAGACTTCCGGCGGCGGTGCGGGCGCGGGCCAGCTTCCTCCGGTCACGACCGGCAGGGCAGGATCAAAGAAGGTGGGTATCAGCCCGAAAATGTCGGTCGAAAGAAAAACATCCAAAAAGGGCGTGAGGTACTGCTGACGATCCCTGTATGCGGGCGTAAGAAGGATATCTGAATGCCGATCTCCGCGACCTATCTCGAATTGCAGAAGGCGATAGCGGACGGACTCGGCAACCGCACAGACCTTCTCTCGCCGCTCAGTGATAGCGGCCTTTCGTCGTCGCCGATCAAGCTCGCGATCCAGAGCGCAATCGCGAAATGGGAGCGCGAGCCGTTCTATTTCAACGAGGCATACGACTACGCGACGCCGCTTTTCACGACGGTATCAGGGCAGGAGTTCTATACCAGCGCCGATGCCGCGGCGATCGCGACATCGCCCTACATCGTCACGCTGCACGCGCTGGTCAGCGCCATTCGATACCCGCTGACGCTGCGCCCGTGGAACTATCTCGACGGGCTTTCCACCAATCCCGCCGCACGTGGAATCCCTTACGACTGGGCGTATCTCGCGAGCCAAATCCGCCTCTACCCGATCCCGACCGGGGCCTATCCGATCCGCGCCAGCCGCACGATGCGGATCGCGGCGCTCTCGGCCGACGGCGACGCCAATGCCTGGACGCAGGACGCCTACGATCTGATCCGCGCCGAGGCGATGCTGATCCTGGCCAGCGAGACGCTGCACGATGACGAGACCGCGGCCCGCATGCGCGCGTCGATCTATGGCAACCCGATGACCGGCGAGCGCGGCTATCTCTATGCCCTGAAAGCGGAGACGGCGCGGCGCGGCCGATCCCGGATCATGCCGACGCGGTTTTGACCAGGACGAGCCAATGCCAACTCCGCTCGTCCTGCCGGTCGCGGAGTTCGCGCCCGATCTCCCCGCCGGTGCCGGCAGCACGCACACGATCTGGAACGCCTATCCGCGCACGCCGGTCAGCTACGGCCCGGTCAATTCGCCAGTGCCGCAGTATAATGCGCTGCCGGCCCGCTGTCAGGGCGGTGCCGCGTACCGCGACGACAACGGCAATGTGTATATTTTCGCCGGGACGCAGACCGATCTTTACATGCTGAAAGCCGGCCTCGCCGGCTGGCAGATCGTATCCAAGATCGACGGCGGATATGCCGCCGGCATTGATCCCTGGCACTTCGTCTATTTCAATGGCGCGATTATCGCCTCCAACATTGGAGTTACACTCCAGAGGTTTCGCCCCGGCACGGATACCGACTTTACCGATCTTCCCGGCGCGGGTCCGCGCGGGAAAAGCATCGCCGTCGTCAAGAACTCGTTTGTCGTCCTCGGTAACACGTGGGACGCAACAAACGGGTACAAGCGGCAGCGTGTCTGGTGGAGCGGTGCCGGCGATGCGACGAGCTGGCCGGCGCTTGGAACCGATCTGGCCGCGCAGGTCCAATCGAATGCGGTCGATCTGCTGGGCGAGGGCGGCGATGTACAGGGGATTGCCGCCGGCCTTAGCGGCGCCGACGCCGCGGTGTTCCAGGAATATGCGGTTCGGCGCATGGAATATTCTGGTCCCGGATCGGTCTTTGCGTTCTACCCCGTACAATCCGGCCGCGGCCTACTGTGTCCCGATTCGCTCGTTGTCAACGGCGGCATCGCTTATTATTGGAGCCAAGGCGGCATCGAGGCGTTCAGTGGCTCAGAGAGCCGGGCGCTTGGAGCCAACCGGGTCGATAAAACCGTCTATGAAGAACTCAACCCGGCTTATCTCTATCGCGTCATCGGCGTAAATGACCCGATAAACAGGCTGATCTGGTGGGCGTATCCGACCGGAAACTCAATTGGAGGAAACCCCGACCGCCTGCTTATGTACAATTGGGAGCTGGACCGTTTCTCGCTCTCCGAATTGACCTGCGAGACGATCCTCCGGCTGCTCAGCATCGGCTACACGCTCGATGAGCTATATACTGTTCTCGGCTATACGCTCGACACTATTCCGGCTCCTCTTGACAGCCCGATATGGAGAGGCGGCAGGCTGACTCTCGGCCTGTTCGGCAGCGACCATCGCATCAACTTTTTGACCGGCACGCCGCTCGCCGCCACGGTCGAGACAGCGGAATTGCCGCCGCCGCCGGGCCGGCGCTGGCTGATCGCCAACAGCCGCCCCATCGTCGATGGCGTCGGAACCGTGCCGTCCGTATCGATCGGCCGGCGCGAAAGACAGCAGGACGCGGTGAGCTACACCGGGGCCGTACCACTGAATGCGATGGGGCAATGCCCGGTACGGGCATCGGGACGCTACCTTCGCGCTAAGATCACGATCCCTGCCGGTGCGCGCGAATGGGATAATATTTCCGGCATTGAATTGGACCTTACACCGCAGGGTCGGCGGTAGCCAATGATCGCGTATCAGCCCGCCCCGCTCGGGGGGCCGCCGCCGCCGGCACTTCAGCAAGCGGCGTCGAATGCCTGGGTGGCGCAGATCGCGCAAGTGTGCAACCTCACCCAGCAAGGAAAACTGAACGCCACGATAGAAATAACGCTGGCGGCAAGCGTCGTAAGCACGACCCTGACCGACGCGCGGATTTCGTTTCGGTCGTTTATTGCCTTCATGCCGCTGACCGCGAGCGCCGCGGCCGAGATTGCCGCCGGAACGATGTATGTCAGCGCGCAGACCACCGGCCAAGCGACCATAACGCACGCCAATTCCGCCGCCGCCGATCGCAGGTTTCGCGTCCTCGTCATCGCCTGAACAAGGAATCACCGATGTATTTCAACAACGCTCTCGGCGGCGGGAGAGCCGGCCCCATGTCGCTTGCCTCTCCCCCCGATTACAACTTGGCGGCGCTGCTGGGGCAGCAGCAAGCCCGCCCCTCGATGACCGGACCGCAAATCCCGCCGGCCGGGCAACGCGCGGGCATGATGTCGGCGCGGCCTCCCGCCAATCTGTCGCGCTCTCCCAACATCCCCACGCCGGGATCAACGGCACCGGGGGCCGGCGATATCGGCAAGCTCCTGGCCTCACTGGATCCGGAAAAGGCCAAGGGCTTGCTGCAAAGCCTGGGCCTCGGCGGCATGGCGAACGGCCTCGACGGCAGCGGCGGGCCTCTGTTCGATATCGGGGCGGCGCTCGGCCTGCCGCCGCTCAGCCAGATCCTCGGCCTTCCCGGCTACGCGGGCGGTGGACCCACGGGAGGCTCGCCCTTTTCGTACGGCATCGGCGATTTCGGCGGCGGCTCCGGTTAGCGATGATATGCGACGTTCCGCCGGAGCACATAACCGCCCTCTGGCCGCATGTGCGCGGGTACATCGCCAGCGTCCTGCGACGCGAGGGGTCGGGACGGTTCGAGCCGAGCGACATCCTCGCCATTCTGTTGCGCGGCGACGCCAAGCTCTGGATTGCATGGAACGAAAACACAAAAACAGCCGACGCGGCGATCATCACCGAAATCATTGAATATCCGCGTTTGAGAGAATGCCGAATCTGGATCGTCGGCGGCCGGCCGGGAACATTCAAGACGTGGGTGTATGAGACGCGCGACACAATCGATGCCTTCGCTCGCGCGAAGGGATGCGCGCTCCTCTCCGGCGGCATGCGCGAGGGCTGGATCAGAATCGGCGGTCCCGGTTGGCGTAAAACCGGAACGACATTCGAGAAGGATTTACGCTGATGGGGAGCAAGAGCAAACCGTCGGGAACGACGACCACGGTTCAGAATAGTGAGCCGTGGGTAGAGCAGCGGCCCTATCTGAAGACTGTTTTCGGCGACGCGCAGAACCTTTATAAAAACTATTCTCCGCAGTATTTCCCGCAGAACACGTATGCGCCACCCAACAAGCTGCAAGACGACGCCATAAACAATCTGTGGACGAGATCAATCTATGATACTACGCCACAGACGGCCGGTAATTTCTCCAATCGTCTTCTGAACGGCGATTTCCTGAGAGGCAATCCGTCGATCGGGAAGCTCAATGCCTTCGCCGACAACAATATCGTGCTCGGGTCCGGGGCCACGAAAGCGCTCTCGCCGCTGGCGAGCACCAATTACGGCGGCACCGTCAACCCGGCTTTCATACCGCTCCGCGATATCGCAAATGACTCCAGAACGCTGGGGAGCGGGACGCTCTCATGGTTCGCGGACAACCCCGCGCCGAACAGCGGAGCGGACAAGCTTATGCAATTCTCCGACGCGCCGGTCGCCAATCCGGGCAATGCCGCGCTGACATCCTACGCGTCTGGCGACCGGCTCGCCGCCGGCAACCCCTACATGGACGCGTTGTCGCAAAGCGTCCTGTCCCGCGTCGTTCCGCAAATCCAGTCGCAATTCATCAACAGCGGCACGCTGGCTAGCCCGGAAGCGGCGCGCGCCACGGCGGCCGGGGCCACGTCGGCGATATCGCCGTTCATGTTCGACCAATTCCAGAAGGAGGAGCAGAACCAGATCGGCGCGGCCAATACGCTGGGGCAGCAGGCGCTTCAATCGCGCGGTCTTCAGCAGAGCGCCGCCGGCAACCTGGCCGACGAGATTTTCAAGAGCTACGGATTGCGCACGGGCGCGGCGCGCGATCTCGGCGCGCTCGGGATACAGACGCGCAACTCGCAGGCCAATGCGGCGGGTCAACTCGGCGGCATGTTCCTGCAGGGCGGCGGGCTGATGCGAGACGCCGCGAGCGATCTGTTGTCGCGCGAGCTGGCCGGGCGGGGGTTGCAGCAGCAGGCCGCCGCGGCGGCCGGTTCGTCGTATCAGGATTCCATCACGAACATGGCGCGCGCGCTTGGCCTGGCGCCGCAGACCCAGGCGATGCAATACACGCCCTGGGAGAAGCTCTACAATTTCGGGGCTACGCGGCAAAACCTCGAACAGGCGGCGGTCGATGACGCGCTGGCGCGGTGGAACTGGCAGCAAAACCTGCCCTACGACAAGCTAAACTACTTCGCCGGGACCGTCGGCGGCAATTACGGAAGAACGGATACACGCCAGGATCCCTATTTCATCAATCGCACGTCGAATGCGCTGAGCGGGCTTTCCGGAGGGGCCAGCGTCGGGAACACGCTGTTCGGACCATGGGGCGGCGCGATCGGCGGCGGCCTCGGTCTGCTGTCCTCCTTACTCTCCTTCTAAGGATATACGGATGGGTTTGTTCGACGGCACCGGCATCGACTGGAGCAACATGAATTCGCTTGCTCTGGCCGGCATGGCGGAGGCGCTGGCGCAGACCTCGATGCCGTCGCGCATGCCGATCCCGACCGGCGCGGTATGGGGCAATCTCGCGGGCGGCATGGCACGCGGCGCAAAGGCCGGACACGATCTCGAAAAGGATAAGCTCGATACCGAGTTGACGCGCGCCAAAATCCCGGTGCTTCGGCAGCAGATGGAAATCCGCAAAGCACTGCTGCAAGAGTTGGCCGGGCTGACCGGCGGGGCGTCGGCGAATGCGCGGTCGCCGCAGGTCGGAGGGGCGTTCTCCCCTTCCAGCGGGATCGTCACGGACACGCCAAGCGACGGAGCGGATTCCGGTTCGGATTCGCTCGTCGCCGGCGGCGGCCTCGCCAAATCGACGGCGAATGCGCTGGCCGGCGAGTATGGCCCGCTGATTCAGTCGGCCGCGAGCGAGCATGGCATTCCGCCCGATATTTTTGCGCGGCAAATCGCACAAGAAAGCAGCTTCAACCCGCGCGCCGTGTCTCCCGCCGGTGCGCTGGGGATTGCGCAGTTCATGCCGGACACGGCGAAACGGTTCGGGATCGACCCGCTGAACCCAAGCCAGGCCATCCCCGCCGCGGCGAAGTATGTCGCGCGGAACCGCGACATGTTCGGCGGCAATCTCGGCCTCGCCCTGGCCGGCTACAATTGGGGCGAGGGCAACGTGCAAAAATGGCTGCAAAGCGGGGCCAACCCGGCGGCGATGCCGGGAGAAACGCGCCGGTACGTCGCCGACATAACCGGACAGCCGATCGATGCGTGGCTGGGCGGGGGAGGAGCGGCGGCGCAGCCCAGGCCGGTGCGGCTTGCGCAAGCCGGCATGCCGACGATGACCGATGCGGCACCCGATCTGAATGCGATCCTCGCGGAATACACGCCGCAGGAACTCGCGGCATTCCGTGCCAGAGGAATGATCGGCCAGAACGGCGTGCCGAGCGTGCCGCCGGGAGTCTTCAAAATCAACTCGCGCGGCGAGCCGTACTCTCGCGAACTCGAAACAATGTCGCCGCAGGAACGGGCGAACGTCCGGGTGGCAATGGCGGCGATAAAAAATGCGCAGCAAACGGGGCGGCCTTGGTATGCCTCCGCCGCCGCCTCAGAATCAGCCCCCTCGCCTGTCCAGGTCGCGCAAGCCGAACCGGCCGCGCCGGCAGCACAGGCCGCTCCCGCCTTCGGCTCGCTCGCGCCGGCGGGCGCAACGGTGCCGCAAGGGCCGGGCGGGATCGACCCGCTGCGGCTGGCCCGGCTGCGCGAACTCGGCGCCCTCGGGGGAATGGCGGGCCTCGGACAGGGCCTGTGGGATTATTACACCAGCAGCCCGGAGTTCAAGGCGCGGGTGCGTGACGCGGAAAAGGGCGTCGATCTGCGATATCTGCCGCAGGAAAAGAAGGTCGAGCAGATGTCGAAGTATTTCGGGCCGGAGGCGGATCCTGCCTTGCAGTCGCGCATGGTGGCGGAGAAAGCGCGCGCCGAAATCGACGCAAAACTGCGCGCTATGGGAATCAACGACCCGAACTCGCCGGAGGGACAGCAGGCCGCCCGCAACATGATGCCCGACACAAGGCCAGAAGCGGTGCGACTCGCCGATGCCGCCAACATGACGCCCGACGCGCGCGGCCAAGCCATCGCCGGAGCCATTCCCGGCAACGCGCCGACGGGGAGCATCAAGGAGTTCGAGTACGGGCAGAAGACGCCGGGCTTCTCCGATTTCTTGACGCAGCAGAATCGGTCAAAAGCCATGATGCTGAACACGGCTCCCGGCATGGAGGCGGCTCAAGCCCAGGCACGCATCGCCGTTGATGTCGCGACCGCCAAGGAGATCGGGAAACAGGCCATCGCGGGCCAGCGCGTCCTGCCGCTCCTTGATGAGGTCGTGCGCCTGGCCGACAAGACGCCGGAAGGGTGGAGCGGGCCGGCAGCATCCACTATGGCGAAAGCCTTTTCGGCCGCCGGGATACCTATCTCGGAAGGAATGTCGAACGCCGAGCTGCTGCAATCCATCAGCCAGCGGCTCGTCCCGATCGTGCGTGAGCCGGGGCCGACCTCCGAGAAGGAATTGAACATCTATCTGCGCGCTGTACCGGGCCTGATGCAAAGTGCTCCCGGCCGCGTGAAGGTCGCTGAAATGACCAAGAGGATGATCTATCGGTCGGTCGAGATCGCCAAGATTTATCGCGAAAATCTCGGCTCCCCCGATCTGTACGCCAAGCTGGCCGAGATCGATAAGCCGATCTTCACGGATGACCAGCGCGCGGAAATCGAAAGGCTCGGGGGCGGCGCGGCGGCGGGCGCGACGACCTCGCCCCCCGACCCAATGCAGACGCCCTACGGCACGATCCGGCAGGTGCGCTGATGCCGACATTCGAACTGACGACCAACGACGGGCGCTCATTCCAAATAGACGCCGACACGCCCGAGATGGCGCGGAAAGCGTTCGATCATGCTTTCGGCGCGGCGGCGCCGCCGGAGCCGCCCGCGTATTCCGGAACGATTCTGCCGGTTTCTCGCGACGCCCAGGGCAATCCGCAGCTTGACTGGAATGCCGGAATCCCAGGAATGCTGAAGCGCGCGTTCACACTGCCCGGTGATGTCTACACCGGGCAAACTCCGATCTTGAACAATAACAGCGATGTCGCCGGTGAGTACAATCCCGATCTGATCCGGCGCTCCGTTGACCTCGCCGGGATTGCATCTCCCGCTAACGTCGCTATGCGCGCTGGAGACCGCGCCTTTCCGGGCGCGCTAAAATCCAACATGGTGCCGGGGAAGGTAAAGACGCCGACCGCTCAACAGTTGAAGGACATCGCAAGTAAGCAGTATGATTCCGCGCGCGCGGCCGGTGTGGAAATCCGCGGCAGTGCCGTTGCCGAAATGGCGCGTGGGCTACAACAGAGCCTCCAATCGGAACGAGGAATCATTGCCAAAACTGCTCCCAAGACTTTCTCGATTCTCGATGAGCTTGCCAATCCTCCGGCCGGGGGGGTCTCCACGATCCCCGGCATCGATGCCGCGCGGCGCGGCCTATCAAGCATCTCAAGGGAAGGAGGAACTGAAGGGCTTGCTGCTGGAAGCTCTGTACGTGGCATTGATGATTTTCTGTCCTCCCTTAATGATAATTCCCTTGCTCCATCGTCTGCTGCAACCGCTTCCGCCCAAGACGTTGCCAACACCCTGCGAACCGCCCGCGCCAACTATGCGGCTGCGCAGCGTTCCAACGATATCACGAGCATCGGCGAGCGCGCCGCAGCTAGAGCACAGGCCGCAAATTCCGGTCGCAACCTCGACAATGCGATCCGGCAGCGGGTCCAGTCTCTCCTAGAAAAGCCAAAAGAGATTTCCGGCTATTCCGACGATGAGATTGCCGCCCTTCGGACCATCGTCGATGGTGGATTTGTGCGAAATCGCGCCCGCTATGTCGGAAACATATTCGGCGGGGGCGGCGGGCTTGGCCAAATAGCAGCGGCTGGCCTCGGCGCGGCGGGAGGCGCTTCTTTCGGCGGCTACCCTGGCGCTGCCGCCGGCGCGGTTGCCCCCGCTGTAATGGGTGTACTCGCGAAGTCACTAGCAAACAATCTCGCAAAGCGCAGCCTATCCAAGGCCGATGAACTCGTTCGAAAACGATCGCCGCTCTATCAGGATATTTTGGCGGAACAGCCGATTTTCGTGCCGGGCCTCACCCGTGATGATCTGCTAGCGCGCCTGATGGGTCTTAGCGTGGCGGGTAGCGGGGTGACGGGAATTTCTTATCCGGCCTGGGGAGCGCTGGCCCAGCCGCCTCAACGGTAGAGGTCACGCCCGGAGCGGCGCGCCACTAAAAACAACGACCGCGCCGCCCTTCGGGGCGGCTTTTTCTTTTTCGGAGAATGCCCTTGACCAGGACGGCAATCGCCGCCGCGGCGCTCGCGCTCGGCCTCGTTTTCTCGCAGCCGCCCGCCATCGCCTCCGATATTTCGAGTTGGAGCGACACGGCGGGAGGGAACAACGCGGCGCCGCCGAACGGCTGGCCGTCCGCCACGATGCTCCCCAACGAGGTGGCACCGGCCGCGCGCGAAATGATGGCCGCGACCAAACGCTGGTTCAACGCAGCGAACCCCACGGTCACGGCGGCCGGCACCGCCGACGCGCTGACCGCGACGCTCGGCCTTAGCAGCCTCCCAGCCGGGCAGATGATCGCGATCAATGCCGCCGCCGCCAACGCGACCACCGCGCCGACCCTGACGATTACGCTCTCGGGAGGCGGGACTGTTGCGGGCACGATCACCAAGGCGGGCGGGGCGGCGCTCGTGGCGGGAGATATCCGCGCCGCCGGACACCGCTTGCAGCTCGTCTATACCGGCGCCGGGTTCGAGCTGCTCAATCCCGCCACCATCGGCGGCGATCCGTCCCAGATGGCGGTCACGGCTACCGGCGGCACGACATCGCAGAAATTCGCCGCGCGGTTCTCGAACCCCATCGATATTCGCGACCGCGGCGTCAAATGCGATGGCACCGATGACGCGCCGGCCATCAATGCGGCCCTGGCAGGGGCCGCCGCATTCACCTGGTTTGTGTTTCCCGCCGACAGCGCATGCTACGTCGGCGCGTCGATCCAGATACCCGTCAAGACCGGGCTTTCCTTGACGGGGGCCGGAAGCGAATCCACTGTCCTGTTTACGGATCAGAATATCCCGATCATAAAGGCCGGCACCTACGCCTATGCCGGCGCAAATGATTTTAGCTATCCGACCCATGCGGTTTACGGCCTGAACATAAGAGGCCTGCGCCTCGAAAACACGAGCGCGACGAAGACCGCTACGGCCGGAATAGAGCTGCGCGGCGTCGGTCGCGGAACGATATCCGGGGTCAATTGCACCAACCTGAAAGATTGTTTGGTGGTCTACCCAATCAGCGGGTGGAACGTAATAGACAACATCAACATCGTCGGAACCGGGGCCGAAAACGCCGTTCTCGTCAAAGGCGACGGGTACAATTCCGGATATAACAGCACCGGAAACATGTACTCCAATATCCGTGGTCAAAGCGTTAAAACATCGCTGATCCAATTTACCGGATGCACGTTTGGCGACGCCGTGGCCGCCAATATTATTGGCACCGGAATCATGTCTGGCGGCAACGGCGCGGCTGGGGGCGCCATTGCCGGCGTTTATATGAACTCGAATGGAGCCAATTGCACCGACGGACTGACCCGATACGCGCACAAAATAGCATTGTCCAATATCGACATGGACGGCGTGTCCGATTATGTCGTGCGCGGCACCAATACATCGATCATCGATGTCGGCCCGACCAACAAGGGCGGCAATGTCGTAAACGGAATTTCATTCAACGCCGCGTCTCGGGACATCGACACGCAACGATCCGGGTTCCTGACATTTTCCACCGGCGCCACGCCGATGACGGATGCGCGGGCCTATATTGGCAACGGCAACAGCGGGACGACGGGCTTCAATGGCTCGCCGCATGTCCTGCCCTACAAGGTCCACGTACAAGACCTGTTCTGTTGGATACCGACCGCCCCCGGCGCCGGCATAACTTATACATTCAACCTGTCCGTTGATGGCACGGACAATGCGGCTCTGCAAGTGTCGGGAACAAACGCCATGGCGTACAACCTGACGAGCAATGACCTGATCGTTATCCCGGCATTTTCCAAGATAACGATCCACCGGGCGGTCGGAACCCTGATCCCGGACACGCAGGTGAACTGCTCGCTGAAATACATCAAGGCGTAATGCCCACGACGGGAATCGGGCGAGCAACAAATGACATAGCCGCCTCGCGCGGCCTTTACTTTTCCGAAAGGACGACGATGAACGTGAAGATCGCGCTGCTCGCGGCAGCCGTGGGGGGACTCGCGCTCGGCATCGGGACAACCGGGCGCGCCGAGGCCGCCTGCATCGTCCTTACCGCCCCGAACGCGCCGGCGGCGACCGGCAACAATCTCACCACGATGACATCAGACCGCGTGAAACTCACGGGCGGCTGCATCGATGGCGTGGCGATCGGCCAGAACGTGCCGGCGGCCGGCAATTTCAGCGAGCTAAAGATCAATGGCGCCGCTGTGGGCGGTGCCGGGGTCGAGACCGACCCCGTCGTCGGGGCAATCAGCGGCATTCCCAAGGCAAATGGCGCCGGGAGCATATCGGCGGCTGTCGCCGGCACCGATTATCTGGCGCCAGGTGGCGCGCTTGGGACGCCTTTATCCGGCAATGCCGCGAACCTGATCGGTCTGCCGATCGATGCGGGCACGACCGGGAACCTGCCCGTCTCCCGTCTCAACGGCGGCACCGGGGCCTCCGCCTCGACGTTCTGGCGCGGCGATGGCACCTGGGCGACCCCGGCCGGGGGCGGCGATGTGACCGGCCCGGCGAGCGCCGTCAGCGGCAATATCGCGACGTACAGCGGCACCACCGGCAAGATCATCCAGGACGGCGGGCTGGCGTCCAACAGCCTCGCGACACTGACCGGAACGCAGACGTTGACCAACAAGACGATCAGCGGGGCCAGCAACACGCTGACAGTGCGGCTCGATGCCGATGTCACCGGCAACCTGCCCGTCTCCCGGCTCAACAGCGGCACCGGCGCCTCGGCGACCACCTTCTGGCGCGGCGACGGCACCTGGGCCACCCCGGCGGGCGGCGGCTCGCTGACGACGACCGACGGCGCAACCTCCGTCGCCAACACCACGACCCAGACCTTCGGGACCGGGTTGAAGGTCGGCGGCTCGGCCGGCTCGGCGACGATCGACCTCGCCAACGTCACGAACACGCAGAGCGGCGCGAGCTATACGATCGCCACGACCGACAAGAACAAATCGGTGTGGATGAGCAACGCCGCCGCGACCACGGTCACCGTGCTGGCCGCGGCCACGGCGGGCGGCGATTATGGAACCACGGTCACCTGCGACGCCGGCTGCACCGTCAACCGCTCCGGCTCCGACACGCTCAACGGCGCCACGTCGATCGCGGTCGCGGCCAAGCAGACCGCCTATCTGACCAGCGACGGAACCTCGGCCTGGCGGGTTTCGATCCTGCCCGCGACCGACCCCTCGAACGCGAGCAACCTGATCAGCGGCACCGTCGCGGCGGCGCGCGGCGGGGCCGGCACCGTAAACGGGCTGATGAAGGCGAACGGCTCGGGCGCCGTCTCGGCGGCGGTCGCGGGCATCGATTACGCGGCCGCTCCCGGCGGGGCGGCGAACACGCCGGTCTTCGCCAACGGCTCGGGCGGCTTCACGGCGGGCACAAGGTCGGGCAACACGACCGCCGTCGTCACCAAGGACGCCTCCTCGCCAGCCGCGAACGATTGCGCGAAATGGGACGCCTCGGGCAACCTGACGACGGCCGGCGCGGCGTGCGGCGGTGGCGGCGGCGGCTCCGCGGTGCTCCAGTTCAGCACGGGCGCCGGCAATTACTCCACGAGTGCGCTGTTTATCGGTTCCGGCACGGCGGGATCGTCGCACGCCGGCACGGCGGGGCCGGTCACGATCCCCTACGCCGGGACGGTCAGCGGCCTGATCTGCACCATCAATGCCGCGCCCGGCGCCGGCGTCACGCACACCTTCACGCTGTCGCGCAGCACCGGCGGCGGCGCCGCGGCCGACGACACGAACCAGCAGGCGACGATCTCCGGCACCACGGCGACGCAATCGACCACGGTCAACGATGTCGGGATCGCCGTGCTGCGCGGCGACACGCTGACGGTCCATGTCGCGATCAGCTCCGGCACGCCGTCGATCCGGGCCACCTGCTCGCTGAAGATCGCATGACGATGAGGCGGCTCCTCGCCGCGGCGCTGCTGCTCGGCCCCGTCCTGCTGCTCGGCGGCGCCGCGCTCGACGATACGGCGGCGCGCCCGCTATTCCTGCGCGCCGGCCACCCGAGCGGGGCCGGCGGCGGAGCGCAGGCCTGCGACAGCGGCGGCAGCGGCGTCTGCGCGCAATTCCAGAACGGCCAGACCTTTGTCACCTGGGATGATGTCGGGACCGACGGGGCGGGCGGCGCCAACACTCGCTACCGGGTCTATCGCTCGACCGCGCCGATCGCCTCCGGCAACTACACCGCCGCGACCCTGATCGCGAGCTATGTGCTGAACAACTCGGCGCAGCTGTTCGGCGGCGATCCCGATACGACCGGAGGCGCCACCTTCACGCAGGCCAACCGGCAGGACGCGGCGCGGCCGATGGCGCGGCTGACCGATCTCGGCACGCAACTGCCGGTCTTCAGCGGGCTGCAAGCCTATACCGCGCTGGCCGCCGAGAGCGCCTATTACGCTGTCGTCTCGACCGATACCAGCGACGGCGCCCCCGCTTATATCGGCTCGGCCGGGCCGATCGCCGAAAGCGTCGCGACCCCGCAGCCGATCAAATACGCCGCCTCGGGATCGCGCGCCGACAACAGCTACGGCCAGATCCTCACCCCTTCCGGCAAGCCGGTCATCTTCAACGCGCACGCCTCGTCATCGGGCGGCGGCGCCGCCACCAACAACCGCTGGGGCGATTATTGGGAGTGGTTCCTCACCACCGCGGAAGGCTGGCAGGACGGCCGCGCCACGGCGCTCGATGTCCTGCAGGACGGCAACGGCGGCACGCTCTATCCGAGCCTCGCCTCGCCGCTCGTCATCGGCGGCCGCGACACGATCTGGAACCCCTCCGGCACCGGCAGCATCGAGACCTATCACGCCGGCGTCGGCATGACCCCGAACCCGCTGGTCGGCCCGGCCAACCGCTGGTATCCGACCACCGCCAACGGCATCGCGCGGATGCTGACTTGGGCGATCGACCATTACGGCGCCGATCCGAATCAGCTTCATTGGGTCGGCGTCTCGATGGGCGCCTGGGGCGGCGCCAATACCGGGATGCGGATGACCAGCCCGCGCGTCTCGGCGCTGTGGCTGTCGATGCCGGTATGGCGCTTCGATCGGCGCAACGACTACAATTGGCCCGGCGCCACCTGGCAGACGACATTCCCGTTCAAGGCGACGATCGGCACCTGCGGCGCCTGCCTCGGCAGCGTCGCGGCGAGCGTCCTGACGAATAGCGGCGCGGTATGGGGCGGTGCCGGCGGCTATGCCGACATGCCCGGCTTTGTCGCCGCCGACCCCGGCACCGACCTTCCGGTGGCGCTATGGATGACCTCGAAGGACGATCCCTATCCGATCAGCTTTCTCGAGCACATCGAGGCCGCCAACGCCTTCCGGAGCGCGCGGCGCGGCCACGCCTTTGTCTGGTTCATGGGCGGGCACGACACCGGCAATCTCGAGCGCGGGCTGATCGATTGCGACTGGACCACGCCCGACGCGACACTGTGCTACGGCAAGTCGCTGTTCCGGCTCGACGCGCCCTATATCGCCACCACAAACAGCTCGATCGACGACAACCCCGGCACCGGAACCCGCAACGCCAGCGGGGTCTATGACGGCGACTATTCCGGCGGGATCAATATCGGCTTCCGCTGGACCGTCACGGCTGACACGGCCTCCGCGTTCGATTTCACGATCGACAACAATTGGATGGACCGCGCCCCGACGGCGCCGCAGACGACGACGACCGGGACGCTGGCTTCCTCCGGCTCGGGCTCGGTCACGGTCACGGACGGATCGATCTTCCAATCTGTTTCCGCCAACCCGTATTTCCTGATCGGCGGCACCGAGATCGTCGTCGTCACCAATGTCGTCGGCAACACGCTGACCTATACCTCGCGCGGCCAGCTCGGCACGACGGCGCAGGCGCACGCCTCGGGCGAGGCGATCCGCCAGTTCATCGCCAAGCCGACCGGGCCGAATGGCGGCCCGTTCTCGACGATGACGGTCGATGTCACTCCGCGCCGGATGCAGGGCTTTATGCCGGCCAACGGGGTTGTCGTAAGCTGCACGATCACCCCGTTTGGGGCCGGCTCGACCGCGCAGACCCCGACCGTCGCGAACGGCCTGTTCACCCTGACCGGGATCACGATCAACGCAACCGGAGCAACCAGCATTGCGTGTAGCTAAATTGACCCGGCGCGGCCTCTTGGCCGGCACCTCGGCCGCGATCCTCGCCTCCGCGATGCCGGCCGCCGCGCGTCCGCTGTTCCTGCGCGCCGGCCATCCGCGCGGCGGCGGAGCGCCGGCCGGGCAGGTGACGACGTTCCAGATAGCCGAAACCGCCGGCGCGGCCAGCTCCGGCTTCAAGCGGGTCGGCCTGGTGTTCAAGGACGGCGACGTGCCAGCCGGCAGCCGGATCAAGATCCAGCGCGGCGGCGCCGATGTCCCGGCCCAGTTCGACAACCGTTCGTCGTGGCAGTGGACCGGCAACAGCTTGCGCTTCTGCACCGCCTGCATCCGCGATACCGACTTCGCGGCGAACGAAAGCCGCACCTATGCGGTGATCGTCGAAACCGGCGCCTTCGACAATACGAGCGCCGCCACCCTGTCCGACGTGACCGCCGCGACCGATTTCCAGGTCGCGTTCACGTCGATGTCGGATTACGACGGGACGACCACGACCCCGCTGGCCGATCACGCGGCGAGCTTCAACACGCATGCCACCGTCCCGACCCGTGTCACGAAATACGAGAGCGGCCCCATTTGCGACAGTTGGATGATCTGGGGCATGGCCGCCAATGGCGGCGTCGACCACGCGCATCTCAAGGTCAACTGGTACGTCACGCGCTGGAAGGATGCCGGCGGCGCCTTGGTGGCGCACGAAGTCTGCGCCGTCATGGCGCAGGATTGGTGGGCCGTCGCCGGCAAGAAGAAGCTGAACTATGTCACAGCGCTGAAAAACGGCGCGACAACGATCGAAACCTATACGGGAGCCTTCAACAGCGACGGCGTGACTCGGTTCGGCACCGTTCAGCATCCCTATGGATCGCAATGGGCGACGGTGCGGCTTCAGGACGATCTTCAGCACGCGACCCGGCACTGGGTTGGCGCTTCCCGCCCGACGCTGCTGCACAAGCCCGACCGCGCCTACTGGATTTCTTCCAGCATGGTACCGCCGCTCGACCTGACCAAATCATACACGATGCCGGCGGGGTACAACGGCGCGAGCAGCAACTTTGGCAGTGGACAAAATATTTACAAACCTGGCCTCTACCAGCCCTGCGCGCCACAATCCCATCGCCCCGCCATCGATGGCCCCGGCCCCTATGCCGGGCGCGGCATTATGCCGAACATGGATTGCGTTGCCTTCTTGACGCAGACCGCCGCCGATGTCCGCACGATGCGGGTAAACGCCTTCGCCGGGCTGCATGTCCCGATGCATATGCGCAGCGAAAAGACCCGCACCCGGCCCGGCGATGCCGGCCCCGACACGGCGAACACGCTGCACCCGCTGATCCTGCGCGATGAACGCGGCACCTCGACGCCGAGTTCGTACTACGATTTCACGGCGGATGGATTGCCGGTTCCCGCAAATGCGTATATGCAGAACACAACCGATGGTTATGTCAACCCAACCGGCGGGTATCGTGTCGGGTCATTAGACTGGACACCGTCCGGTGATGCCTCGCATGCCGTCGCCTACAGCTATTTCGCCTATCTTCTGGAAGGCGAGCGGTATTTTCTGGAAGAGGTGATCAACACCGGGCACCGGGTCATTCAGCGCTACAATGGCAGCGACTATGGGGCGATGGGCACGATCACCTGGTACAACGTCGGCACCATCGGGGTTGTCTATCCAGGCACGCCAGATACGCGGTGGGCGGGAATCGGATTGCGCTATAGCAATAACGTAAGAGGAATCGGGTTCGCCGCGATCATGATCGCCAACATGGCGGTTGTGCCCGACGCTGACGTGCATGCCAATTACATCTATACGATGATCGGTCTCAACGCTAACTTCATGGGCCAGCACCCGCAATACATGCCGGCGAGCGCCTCGGGCAGTTGGTCTCCCTATGGCACTTTAGGCAACGCCGCGGAATCGCAGTGGATGGACGCATTCATCGCGATCGGCCTTTACACGGCGCTGGCGATGACCGGCGACACGCGATGGAGTGGAATGGCGGACTACGCGGTGAAGATCATATGCTGGTACGGGAACAATGATATTGCCGGGCACGCCAACAGCTATTCGTATGACGCGTTGAAAGACGCAAACAGTATCTGGAACGCCACGACGAACGACTGGTTCCCCGGAGGATTGATATTCGAGCGGACCCTAGGCAATGCCGTTACCATCGATGCAACAACGGATCAGATTACCGGCTGCAATCCGCGCACCGATATGCAACTGACGGCCGACGATCGGGTTATCTTCTCGAAAAAGGCGTCGGCTTCAAATGGTTTTGGCAATGCGCCGGTGCCGAGCGAAGTGTCGCTTGGCACGATCTATTACGTCGCCAATCCCGTGGGAAAAGCCAGCCAGCCGTTCCAGATTTCCACAACCCCCGGCGGGCTGAACATCGTGGATTTCACGTCGAACTATACCGGAGTAATCCTCGCCTTCATCTGCCAGAAGGCCAATGATCCGGCGTCTTACTTTGGGACCTATTACGACTCGGACGAATACCTTGATATGTGCTACGCGGCTCTCATCATGGCGAGGCGGGCAGGGAACGCGGACGCAACACAGATTGCGATCGACAGGTACAATGTATTCCGATCAATTTATTCTCAGTCCGAGGCCAAGGGGATTCCCGGCTGGGACCTGGCGGTGTAGCCGCGCCGGGCGCGATGACATGAGGCGGGGCCGCCGGGGGCGGCCTTTTTGTTGAGGGAGAGGCGATGGCCGCGATGGATACATTGGAGCGGCCCCGGTCGCGTCAGAACGAGGACGATAGAGTAGAGGCGATATTGCGCCTCGATGCGCACGAACAGTTATGCACGTACCGCTACGGCACGATCATCGATCGCGTCGGGAAGCTCGAAAAGGCGGTGTACTGGGCGGCCGCAACATTGCTCACCGGCATGGCCGGGGTGATCGCTACCCTTCTGCTGAAGGGGGGCCACTGATGGCGGGCGATGTCGTCAGGCTTCCGACTGCGGCGGCTCCCAGGAAAGAGGCCGCGACCGATGGTCCGGCCGCGACCCCAATTCCATTCTCCGGAACGATCGTGCGGCGGGTTATGCCGCCTGTTCCAGAACCCCCTGCCGCACCGTTTCAATTGGCGGCAGATACTTCTGGTTTTCGTGGCGCACCTGATTGTGCTTCTTCAGCGCCGTGAGCGCGTTTGAGATCGACATCTCGCCCGACTTGCTGCCCTTCAGTCCCATGCGTTCGATGATCTCGCCGCGCGTGAGGCCGCCGGGGTTCTGGCCGATCAACTCGATCAAGGCATCGCGGCGGCTGCCGTGGGGCGCGCGGGTTCCGGCGTTTGTGCTTGCCGCGGCCTTTCGGACGGTCCGGTTCCGGCTCGCGGATGCCGGCGGCGTTGTCATCCCGATATTGGCCAGCTCTGTCGCCCGCGGGCGCGCGAAGCCGAATACTCGACCAATGCCCTCCAGCTTAGTTTCAGCCGATACCCCTTCGGTCCAGTAGATCGCCTCGCATACGGCGAGCGATTCCATCTGGTTCAACTTATTCGACATTTCCTGAACCTCTTTCGCTGTCCCGGCCGCTGCCGGGCCTGTCTGTATCTACACCCGCAATAACGCGGATGCAACGCCGGAGGACAATAATGCGAACAAGCGAAACCGGAATAGCCCTCATCAAGCGCAATGAAGGCTGCGTGCTGCGGGCCTATCTCGACAGGATCGCCGATCCGCCGGTATGGACAATCGGCTACGGCGACACGCTGAACGTGTCTCCCGATATGCAAATCACCAAGCAGGAAGCGGAGGATCGGTTGGCCGCGCGGCTCGCGCGAGAGTTCGAGCCGGGTGTTCTGGAAGCGCTGCAAGGCTCGCCGGTATCACAATCGCAATTCGACGCAATGGTATCATTGGCGTGGAATATCGGAGTCGGCGCCTTCCGACAGTCAAGTGTCGCCAGGCGGCATCGCGCGGGCGATTACGCGGGTGCCGCGGACGCCTTCCTGTGGTGGAACAAAGCGGGCGGCGAAGTGGTGCGCGGTCTACAGCGCCGACGGGCGGAAGAGCGCGCGCTGTATCTGTCCGGCGCCGCCTCGCCGAGCAACGAGAGTCCGATTGCACGAAGCGAGCCGCCGCCGGCGCCCACCGCTCCAACTCCGCCGCCCGATCCAGCGCCGCGCCGCAACCCCGTCCTGGCCGCCCTCGGGCGGCTTTTTTCATTTCTGAGGCCCCGCAATGGCTGACGCCGTAGAAACCTCCGCTCCGTCCATTCCGGCCGGAGGATTCCTGAAAGACCAACGCGGCAACGACTCGTCCAAGCGACTTGCCGCCGCATTCGCTCTGGTGAACTTCGCCGGAATGGCGTGGGCCGCGTTGCTGACCGGGCGTCAGCCGGCTATGGAAATCATGGTTATGTTGATTTCCTTTGCCGCCCTCTCCATCGGCCTGACCCTCCCCGAGTGGTTCGCCAAGACGCTGCCGGGGCAAAAGCCGTGATCGCCGTATTGCTGCCGCTGCTCGGCTCGCCGCTGGTATGGTATGGGCTGATCGCCGCCGGGCTTACCGCGGCGTTTGCCTGGTGGTCGCTGCGGCAGCGCAGCCGGGGCGCGGCGGCGGAGCGCGCGAAGCAGGAGGCAGCAGCAGCCGCGGAGCACAAGCGGCGCATGACGGGCATCACGGCGGCGCGCCTCAACGCCGAGCGCGAGGCCGCCGGGATCGCGGAGCGGGATGGAAAGCGAAATGAACAGGTTGCTGAAATCGACCGGGAATCGGCTGGCTATATTGAGCCTGCTTTCACTGCCGGCGATGTTGAGTTCCTGCGGCGGGCCGGTTGCTGACGCGCGGCCTGTCGTAGAGCTTGCCGAGCCGGCCGCGCTGCCGCCGGCGGAGCTGGCCGCCGAGTGCCCCAGGCCGATCGACCTGCCGCCGGGGCCAATGAACCGCGGCGAGGCGCTGCGCCGCTGGGCGCGCGACCGGGCCGCGCTGGCGAGCTGCGGCGCGCGGCACGCGGCGCAGACACGGTTCTATCGCGAGCGCGACGCGGCGCTGGCGGGACGGTGATTGTTATTCCTCGTACCCTTTGAGCGCCTGATATGCGGCGCCTTTGCGGCGCTGTCCAAATCGGCACGCATAATCGCTAGGGCGAGCGCGCCAGGCGGGCCTATCTCGATATAGAGCGGCATGATCTTATCGC